TTGGAGAAAAGGTAGATTATCTTGACCCAAGCTTATAATAACAATCAGGGTGGTGTAAAAGCCACCCTTAAAAAAAAAGAGAGAGCATAATGTCTAATATACATTTAGCAAACTACATAAAAGATAAATGGATTGATAGGCTTTACTGCACACTACATGGTAAAGTTTATTTAATTCAAGCTGATGGCTCTGAATATAATGGTGCTATCAAAACAAAAAAATTCTCAGGTAAGACTTTTAGTTTTACTGAGGATGGTAGATGGTTCGACAGGTCAGGGTTGCCTGTCACAAAACCATCTGAAGCTGACACCAAAGCTGAGATCAGCATTTTAAAATCTGAAATACAAAAGAGAGAAAAAGATAAAAAGTTTCAGGCTTTAAAAAATAAACTAACCAATAACCTAAAAGGAAACATATAATGTCAAATATTAAAGAAATAGAAAAAAAGGTAATTGAATTAATAGAAAAAGATGCTGAACTTTTATTACCTTTTGAAGTAAATAATTTTGTAAAATCTATAAAAAATATTTTTGCAGAATATCAAAATAAAAAAACATCAAAAAGATATTCTACTTTGCAAAATGATTTTGGTGCTTACAGAGTCAAAGATTATAAATTTGGAACTTGGATTGATGTAGAATGGAAGAAAAATCAATGGGTTTTTAAAGATAAAATTTTTAGAACTGCACCTGAGTTAAATGAATACCTAAAAGGAGTAAAATATGACTAAATTAATATTATCAATTAATACTAGAAATAAGTCATTTAATTTGCTAAAAAAGGTGTATAAAGATTTTGGGGTGGTTTTCCATCCCAATACACCTGTGACAGAGGTTAATAACTTTATAGGAGAAGCTTATAATGGAAAAAACATTACCGAAGCTTCAGGCAAAGTACGACAAGGTAATAGTGAGAGAACAGGACTTGTTGGAAAAGCTAAAGAAGTTGAGGAACAAAAAGAAGCAAATGGCTTGGAGAATACACGAAATAAAATACCATCCAATACATTTGTAGAGAGAAAGTAAAAAATAGTTATGAAAAAAAAGTACTTAATGACGATAATCGTATGCACTCTTTTAAATGGATGTGCTAAATACGACCCAATCATAGACACAAAAGGTAAATCTAAATTTGAAACATCAAATGCAAGTGAAATTTCAAATGATAAAATTTTGTGTGAGAAACTTGCAAAAAACAACACGACATTTTTTGGTAATATAAATTTTTGGATATTGTCTCCAAGAGCAGAGACTCAATATACAGATATGTACCGAAAATGTTTACAAGGGAGAAACCACAATGTCCTTAATTGATGGTTTAATTTATAATAAAAAAGGACTTAACAAAGAACTTGATTGTGGCGATTGTAATATGTGTTGTAAATTACCTAACATTAATAAAACATATTTTAAAGACACAGTTTTTCAAAAAGATAGTTTTGAATGGTGTAAAAATTGTGAAATTGGTGTTGGGTGTAAAGTTTATAAAGATAGACCAAAAACTTGTAAAGATTATGAATGTACTTTTTTATGTGGATTTACTTATATAAGACCAAATAAATTAGGTTTTTTAATTACACTAGAAGATATAAAGGGAATTAATCCTTTAGAAGCTAAAGTAATTACAATTTTGTGTGAACAACATAAACTTTCAAATCTTATAAAAAATATCAATAAAGAACACAATTTAAGATATTTAATAAATCAAGGTTTTAAATTTGTAATTAGAACTAACAAAAATAATAAAGATTTATGGGTATATGACCCTAAAATATCTGATGAACTTATAAAACCATCGCAAAAACAAGTAGAAGATGCTAGGGAGTTTTTAAATGCCTAGACCATCAATACAAATAAAAAAATTAGCTTTCATCTGTGCTAAGTGCTTTACTGAAAAAGCAGATAAATTAGCATGGTTTAGTGGGAGTACCCTTTTCAACGAGTCATTACTCTGTCGAACTTGTTGGCAAGGTCAATTCAATAATCTGACAGAGAGAGAACGAAAGGAATGGGGTTTTTATGATAATAAAAAACCAAGAACAGATAAGTGAACTAACATATCTTATTCCACCTGTACTCAATATGTTTGGAGTATCAGAGCAACAAAACGAAATAGTTTTGAAAAAGGTATTTGGTTTGCAGCTTAAAAAGATGAGACTAATGCGAGGTTATACTCAGACAAGAGTAGCCAAAGCAATCAATGTAACATTTCAGCAAATTCAAAAATATGAAAAAGGTAAAAATGCTGTAAGTGTACATAATGAACTTAAATTAGCCGAGTTCTTGAAATGTGATAGGAATTATTTTATTCAGCCTATTACAGAAAATGGCTATAAATTTATAACTAAGAGAGGGAATGGACATGATAATCAAGAGTAAAGATAAGCATGGAAACCAAATAGAGTTCAATCCAAAAGCAAGAGGAGCAAGATATACTGTTAATGGATTGAAAAAAAAAGGAGTCACTACAATCATAAGCGAAAGATTTGGAAAAGGTGCTTTGATGTGGTGGAGTGAAAATTGTGTTTATGAAGCTATAAAACAGCTAATGAAACATAATAAGAAACCTGTAGATGAGATTCAGCAGTTTGAAGATGATCTTAAATATAGGGTAAAACAAATAAAAGAAAATGCTATGCACATTGGAACTAATATGCACTCTTTATGTGAAGATTATATTCTTGGTAAAGAAGTTATTAATCCAAACTCAGAGCCACTTAAAACTATGTTTGAAAAGTTTAAGAAGTTTTGGGATAGCAAAAAAATCAAAGTAGTCGAGACAGAAAAAACTTATTACTCAAAAGAGTTAGATGTTTGTGGAACTCTTGATTGCCTTGTTAAGTATAAAGGTAAGATTGGAATATTAGATTTTAAAACATCTAAGGATTTTTACCCTGATATGCCAATCCAAATTCATACTTATAGAAAATTAGTAGAAGATTCTACTGATTTAAAAATAGAGTTCTTAGCAGTTATTAATATTCCAAAAGAGCCTGTTAAGGATGTGGAGATGAGGATATTTCAAATTAAGCCTAAATATCTAAAAGGCTTTAAAGCTTGTAAATATCTAAATAGCTTAGAAGAAGATTTTAAGCAAAGAAACTTGGAATATAATAAACAGAGGAGCAACTAATGTCATATCAACAACAACAAAAAATACCTTTTTGTGCTTTGACTATGAAGATGTATGCAACAGGTAAAAAAAGCCCTAAGTTTGAATTTAAAGCTGGTGCTGATAGTTTATTTACTTGTAGCTTAACAAAGAAGAAGTACAAACTATCACAAATCAACGAGTGGTATTTAAGCCCTGAGGTTCAAAAATATCATCTTCAGGGTTATAGAGCAGTTTGGTATGGTAAAACTGAACATAATGAAAATCCTAACAAGTATAGTAAAGGAGATACTAACTTTGTTTTGAGTTTTATTATGATTAAACCATACAAACCTCAACCAAATGTGGATGGTATGAAACCAATCGCACAAGCAATTCCACAGCCAATGCAACAAGTCGCAAAAGCTGAAGAATCTTTTGATGATGACTTACCACCATTTTAATAAACTAAAAGAAAAGCTGAGTGTGTGGTCACTATATAACAGAGAATATATAGTTGGCTTCATACTTGGCTTTGTAATAGGAGCAATATTGTTATGAAACAATTAGAGTTGGAATATCCAGCACACAATTATACAGATACAAGTAAATCAGCTTGGGTAAATAAAAAAGATAAGCTGACAAAAAGAGAACAAGTTTATGAGTATGTTAAGACTCAGGCTTCAACTAATTATGAAATAGCTGAAGAGTTAGAGATGCCATTGTCTAGTGTATGTGCGAGGAGCAGAGAACTTCAGCTTCTTGGGCTGATCGAAGATAGTGGAAGAAGAAAAGAAACACCTTATGGTAAAACAGCTATAATATGGCAAAAAAAAGACCAACAGTAGCAGAGAAAAAGTGGATGGAAGCAGTATCTAATTATGGATGTATTGCTTGTCATCAAGATGGATTAAATGTTCCAGCAGAGATACATCACATCAGAAAGCATACAGGAATGGGTCTGAGACCCTCACACACGAGGATTTTGCCATTATGTAGTGTCCACCATAGGACAGGTAAAATATCTGTTCATTTGGGTAAAAAAGCTTTTGTAAAAAGATATGGAACAGAAGAACAATTAGAAAAACAACTGAGAGAGAGGTTAGAAACATGGAACGCAATAGCGGGTATTTTTTAGTATGGCGAAAGATTTGGAAATCTCCTGTATTTAAAAATCTTAAACAATGTGCAATATGGATATATATGATTAGTCAGGCAACTCACAAAGATAAGACCCTGAACTTTTTAGATAATAAGATATTTGTTAAAAAAGCTGAGTTGATTTTTCCACTTAGGAAAAATGCTGAGATATGGGGTATTACTTATTCTGAGATGCGTACTTTTATTAAAAGGTTAAAGAATAGGAAGATGATTAATGTTCGAATCCACCACCTTTTACCCAGCCAAAACCACCCCAGCAGAAAAGTAAGTATAATTGAGTGCTTAAACTATGATAAATATCAATACTTGGAAGATGTGCAACCACCTCAACACCAGCTATCGCCTGATACTAATACACTATCTAAACTAAATAATAATATTAGTATAGGGTCAAGCAAGGTTGTGAATAATGGGTATAAAACAGTTGGGTCTTGGGGAGAATACAATATCTTAGAAAAGTCTGGAAAAAAGTATTTGAAACACAAATGGAAAGATGAGCCATTAAAAAAATATAGATGATTGGATTACTAAGAATATTTAAGTATGTCAGAAAAAGATTGATAAAACTATCATTAGAAAATAAAATGCTCAAAACCCAGCTTGAATATTACAGAGCAATAGTTGAATCAGATATACATAGAAAACATTAGATGGTAAAAAAAAAGTCAAAATTTAGACACATTTCAATTGGTAAGAAAAAATATTATTTCTATAAGATTGTTTGGTATGATATTTTAGCCGATGGGTCTCATGCTTCTGCAACTGAATTTGATAACATGAAACCAGCTTTGATGACCACAATGGGTTATATCTACAAAAAAAATAAAAAATGTGTTTGGTCATTTGCGAGTTATGACGATGAAACTTTTAGTGATCGTAATGTTTTTCCAATAGGATGTATCAAGGAACTTAAAAAGATAGAAATTTGATTCCATTTCCAAAAAAAAAATATAATATTATTTATTGTGACCCAGCTTGGTACTTTAAAACATATTCTGATAAAGGGAATAAACGATCTGCTTTACAGCATTATAATTGCCTTAATATTAATGATATTTATAATTTACCTGTTAGTTCAATTTGTGATAATGATTGCATCTTATTCATATGGGTTATTGACCCAATGCTTCCTGAAGCTATTGAAACTATTAAAAGATGGGGTTTCAATTATAAAACAGTAGCTTTTACATGGGTCAAAGAAAATAAAAAATCAGATGGATATTTTACAGGTTTAGGATATTGGACAAGAGCAAATCCTGAGATGTGTTTATTAGCAACTAAAGGTAAACCCAAAAGACTATCTAAAGCTGTAAAACAATTAATCATTAGTAAAAGACAAGAACATAGCAGAAAACCTGATGAGATAAGAGATAGAATAATACAGCTATGTGGAGATTTACCTAGAATAGAATTATTTGCAAGACAACGAGTACAGGGTTGGGATTGTTGGGGAAATGAGGTATAAGAATCAACAATGAAAAGCGACATAAATAAGGCAGAAAAGAAGAAACAGATGGGCAGACCACAAAAGTCTATTGATGAAAAAATACTCGCTAATCTCAGCCAAATTGGATGTACTCAGGAAGAAATCGGAAGCATCGTAGGAATATCAGCAAGAACATTACAAAGAAGATTTGCCGATTTATTAGAGGTTAATAAAAATAAAGGTAAAGCTAGTTTAAGAAAAAGAATGTACGAAAAAGCTATGAAAGGTAATGATAAGCTTTTGATATGGTTGTCTAAGAACTACTTAAACATGGTTGATAAAGTACATACAACATCTACAACAGAGCCTTTACCATTAATTATAGAAGCTAAAGCTGAAGAAGTAAAAGATCTAAATGGCAAAGAAAAAAGGTAATGTGTATGGTGCAGTTGTACTGTACGAGAAAACTTACAAAGGTACTTCCATTGGCAGACGACCAAATACTTCATCAATGAATAAAAATCGCAGACGACAGCTTGGTAAAAAACCTTATTACAGAGGACAAGGCAAATGAATAAACGATCTAACTTTTACCCAAATGGAGAGATAATAGATTTTAGATTACCACAGGATTTTAGACCATCACAAGGTAGAGGAAGCTGTGGGAACTGTGGGCAATATAGTAACAAACACGCATTTTGTAATGTTTATAAAAGCTTTCATGTAAAAGATGTTTATGTTTGCAACCAATGGAGACAAAGACATTTTAAAAGATAATGGAATTAATAATCCTAAATGATGGTGTGTATCAGTTAGTTCCAGTAACAAAAGAAATACTCAAAGGTATAGAAATCATTAGTGAGGCTACTTGCTTTGATGTCTGTGATATTCTTAGACTTAAACTCTCAGGATATGTAGATACTTTAAATCTTCATGTAATGAATGATGGAAGTGGTTATCTTTTTGGGTGCATTTGTAGATGATTAGTGTTATTTACAAATTATGTCATTACATGGAAATAGAAAACTAAACAAACCTTTCAGAACACCATCAGCTTCAAAAAAGTTTGGAGTCTATGTTAGAAACAAAAGAACAGGCAGAGTACAAATAGTAAGATTTGGTTCAAAAAGATTATCAATCAAAAAGAATATACCAAGTAGGCAAAGATCATTTATGAAAAGGTTTGCACCAATTTTGGCAAAAGCAAAACGATCAGGAAAACAGCTAAACCTACAACCTGTCTTTTGGGCAGTAAAGAGTTGGCGAAAAGGGTTTAAGATATGAGTAAAAAAGACGATACAATTAGAGTCAGTTCAGAGTCTAAGTTACAGTTACCACTCGCTAATTTAATTGGGATAATTCTTGTGGTTAGTGGTGCAGTATTTGGCTATGCAAATCTTACAGGAAGAATAGGTGCATTAGAAACAGCAGATACTTTATTCCAAGCTGATCTACTAAAAAAGGCTGAACAAGAGCCAAAAAACTTAGAGATGTTTATGCTGATAGAACACTTAGCATCTCAAATAGAATCTATTGAAAAAGAGATAGAAGCTAGTAGATACAACAAAGTCAATATAGATCATTTAAAAGAGCAAGTAGATAATATAAATAAACAAATAGAAAAATTAAGAAATGGTAATCACTAATGGAAACAATAATAGCTTTATTGATGTTTGTAGGTACTGAACAAAAACTTATAGAAATGACTTACATGCCATCAATCTCAAAATGCCTTGAAAAAAAAAGGATTAGCACGAGGAATAGCAATGCTACCTTTATGTGTTCAAAAGTAAAAGCTGAATTAGATGCAGATAACAAAATATTAAGGATAGAAAAATTAAAATAATTTATGAGTCTTAATAATGATAGATTGGTTTTTAGAAAAAGTAGAAAAGATAACAAGATCAATATTTCATTGGACTTGGAGAGTCAAAACTCAAAGAAAATGGAAAAGGAAAAAGTAAGTGGAATATGTATTAACTATGGTTATCTGTGCTTATGTAGAGGGTAAAACTTCTTGTATTCCACCAATGCGAGTAAATAAAACTTATGTAGATGCTTATACTTGTATGCTTGATGGTTACACAAGGTCTTATGATAAGATTATTGAATTAGGCAAAGATGATGTTAATAAATATAATATCTATATAAAGTTTGGCTGTAATGAAGATCACTCTAACAAAACCACAACATCTTATATCATCGTCAAATAAAAGATTTAGAGTTTTAATATCAGGCAGAAGATTTGGTAAAACATATCTTGCTATAACTGAAATGATGAAATACGCATCAAAACCAAATCAAAAAATATGGTATGTAGCACCAACATTAAAGATGGCTAAAGACATTTGCTGGAGTCAATTAAAAGAAGTTCTTAATCAGTTTAATTGGATAGAAGATATTAACGAAACTACACTTACAATAACTATAAGAAAAACTAACAGCACCATATCTTTAAAATCTGCTGATCTGCCTGATACACTAAGAGGTACAGGTTTAAATTTTCTTATATTAGATGAGTTTGCAGATATAGATAAGAGAGCATGGTTTGAAGTATTAAGAGCATCAATATCAGATACACTTGGTCATGTTATGATGTGTGGTACTCCAAAAGGTTATGGTAATTGGAGTTATGAAATGTACTTAAAAGGAAAGCAAGACCCTGAGTGGGAAAGCTTTCAATTCACTACATTACAGGGTGGAATGGTTACAGAAAAAGAACTCGATCAAGCAAAACAAGATTTAGATCAAAGAACATTTAGACAAGAGTTCGAGGGTACATTTGAAAATTATGCTGGTGCTATCTACTATAACTTTCATCCTGTGGATTCTGTTATTGAAAAACATTTAGATTTTAGAAAACCTTTACATATTGGCATGGACTTTAATGTGAATCCAATGTCATGTTGTGTAGCACAAATAGAAAAAGAAAAGATATATATTGTTGATGAGATAGTCATTTATTCAAGTAATACTGATGAAATGGTACAAGAAATAAGAGATAGGTATGGAACAAAGATGCACATAACTATTTACCCTGACCCAGCTTCAAGACAAAGAAAAACAAGTGCTGGTGGGAGAACAGATTTATCAATACTACAGAATGGTGGCTTTCATGTAAAAGTAAAAAATAGACATCCAGCAGTTAGAGATAGAATCAATGCTGTAAATTCTAAACTCAAAGATACTAATGGAAATCGTCATATTTTTGTTTCCAAATCTTGCAAAACATTGATAAAAGGATTACAAAGACAAACATACAAGGAAGATACAAATATTCCTAACAAAGAGGATGGATTTGACCATATGAATGATGCTTTAGGTTATATGATTGATTACATAAAACCTTTAGTAGTTCAGATGCCAAGTTCAAGACCTACTAGATGGACAATGAAATAGATTATGGCATATTCACGAGACGAAGCATTTGAGACCCACAAAGACTACAAAGAAAATGTTAATCAATGGGAATATTACATAAGATCATTTAATGGTGGTTATGATTA